GATAAACTTTCAATAACCCCTTCAGATTCATCATCTATCAAAATGACTCGATCTCCTATCTTTGGTTCACGAGAAACAGATAATTGAGTAATTTGTTTTTTTAAATTATTAATTTCTTGTGCTTGTTGTCGTAGCATATTTGCTGCCGCCAAAAGTTGTTCTCTGTTGCCTAACCAGTTTTTTAAAGCATCTGCTAATTCATTTGGTGTCCATTCCATATAAGATGGTTTAAGCCTTAAAGTCATTTCTCACCTCTACTTGCTTTAAAAAGTATTTCTGCAAAAAATTCACTCATCTTTACTCTCCCTAAAGAAATCCGTTGCTGGCGCTTTTGTTTTTCCATAAAACATTTCTTTAGAAAATGCACCTAAAATAGCTGCTTTTGCTTCTTCACGGTCTTTTTTAGGTAAATCAGCTACCGATTCTTCAAGACATTCCATTACGCTTTTTATCATTTCTTTTATAGTAATTATTGTGCTCATTTCTCACTCGCTTTCTTTAACAACGCTCTGCCACGTTGAACCATTTTTTCTTTTGCGTGTGGCGATGTTGCAATATACACTATTAAATCTTCTTGGTTTAAACATAATGCATCAACTATTTCCTCTTCAGTTAATTCACGAGGTTTATATTTTTCACGCAAAGGTCTTGCTTCCGCATAAAATTTTTCCACTTGTTCTTTGCGAAAAAGATCTTCGTCTTCGTCATCACGAATTGGATGTGTATAAAGTGGTGTATCTAAAAAATTTACATCCGTTGGGTCTAATCCAAGAATTTTAGATGCTTCAATCAATGCGTCTTCGTCTAAATTCACACAATATGCTATTGGTTCATTCATTTTTCTAACCTCACTTTCCCCATGTATTTCCATTGGCCATATGTCTGATGTATTAATGTGGGAAACATACAAGTTTTTGCATCTATTGTATGGTTGTAGACGTAAAGATAACCGCCATCAAAAGTATCTTCATCGTAATATTCTTTTGGCTTTGGCTCTGGTTTGATTCTGTATTCGTCATTATCAAACCAAACAGGATAATGACAATCAATCCATTCTTTTTTAAATAATCTTTTTTCAATTTTTTTACCTTCAGCCCATGCCACAATTAAATCGTAATGTTTATGCTTCATTTTTAACCACCTCATTTTCATCTAACCAATCAAGGTATTTACCAATAATTACACTACTTGATGGTGATTTATCTTTAATCAACAAATCCACCAAATAAGACTTTTGTCGATTTATCTTCTCAGAAAATTTAATTGCCTGGTCGAGCTGATCTTGATATTTTTTTAGTATTTCATCCATTTTATTTCTCCTCTGGGGGATTAGGTAAAGGCATCCAGTGGGTAACAGTGTGTAACTCACCTCTGTCGCTGAACCATTTGCCATTCATTAAGAATCCAATATCAATTTGGAATTTGTCATCACTGAAAACAATTACATCCTCAGCATTTTTAGGCAGCCGATTGTCAATGCTAGTCCAGTCACTTAAAGTTAATTGCATCATTTTTTTCTAGCCTCCATCATTGCGGCAGCAATTTTATAAGATTGTTCTGCAATTTCATAATTAGGAATACAACTATTTTCATAAGAAATTGTTGCCAATAATCCTTGCATTGCTTTAGCAGCAAAGTAATCTATTAGATCCATACCTTCTTGACCCCAAGCACCTTCTCGGTTTTCAGTTGTTACTGGAAATGCTTTCATATATTTTGCTCCATTAATGTTCATTTTTTACATACCCAAAGAAATCATCCAGCTGATAACCTTTTCTCCGGAGTGCCACTTGCAATTTAACTAAGGCTCTTTTATAGCATTCAAAAACAGCACTTTCATTTTCTCCAAGCTCTTGTGCAATCATTGGAAATGTTGCAACTGGATCTAAATTCAATTTATTAATAGTTTTCATTTACATCCTTAAACTTAACATTAAGGTCGTATAACGCATCTTGGATTAAATCCAATTTCTGCTGTGGTTTTAATGCATCAAAAGTGGGTGGGAACTCAACTACCCATCCTAAATAATCTTTTTGTACTACTTTAAGATTGATTACCATTTAATTGCTCCTTAATTATTTGATCTGTTAAATTATTTAATATTTCTCGCACTACATCAATGGATTCTAGGTCTGGTTCATTCTTAAATGATACTAGGCAATCTTTACCAAAGATTGAAACTTGGTAATCATCCATGAATGGCCTCAACAGTTACGACAATTTTTCCACCTTTCATTACTGGCTTTCTTAAAATGCTCAGCTCATCAATCTGTGAATCGTCATCCCAAACACCGGCTGCAGTCAATGAATCCAAAATAGCTTTGAATCGATTATCTAAATCATCTTTTCTGCGTGTAGCAGGCCAATAATCAATGTGAACCTTTACCGGACGAATGCCGAACTTTATGGGATAAAACTCAGAAACGATGTCACAGATTGTCTTTTTATACTCTCTGCCCTTAATGCTGATATGAGTATGATGCCCAGATCTGCGATAATAAGTGTTGTTACTTGGCGGTGGAGGGAATGACATATAAGAAATCATTTGTTCATTTCCTTTAGAGCTTTAATTTGTTTTTTCATTTTGGCTTTCTTTTCTTTATCGGCCTTACTGTCCATTTTTACCTTGGCAGTTTTAAAATCTGAATCATCAATATCAAAAATGGTCCATTCTTTTTGTAATGCTACAAGTGGAATGTAAGGGCATACTGGAGGACTATATTTATAATCCTCCAGCAACCAATCAAGAGTTACCTCAGAATGGGATATCGCCATCTTGAGCCGGTGTTTCAGCAAAGTCAGCATTAGCACTACCTTGGACCCCAAAGTCCTCGGCAGCAGTCGTTTTACCACCGCCTAATGCTTCTCCATCTTGAACCTTCTGAAGATTATTTAGGTAAAAGGTAACTCCCTTGGCCATATTGGAATCATAGGCTGATGCCATAATGGAGGCTCTGCAATAGTCACCAGACACAAATTCTGTGCTGTTGATTATCTCTTTGCCTTTCAAATCAATTACTCCAGGCTTCTCTGTGGATTTACAACGCAGATAGAAATGGCCATGATATTCCTCAGAATGTGGAGTGCCATCTTGCTTGTTGCCATCACCATCTTTTAATGGATTCTTGAGGCCTTTAACTTTTGACAAATCTCCAAACTTCTTTTCTAAGGCTGCTTTCATGGCTGCTTTGATTTTGGTAATGCCATCAACATCAGTCTTTGGAATTAACAACTCAACGCTATAAGACATCTTGCCATCAAGGCCCTCACGAGGAGTATGCCAAGATAAATAGGAGGCTCTTACTTTATTGGTAACTACTTTCATTTTTCACTCTTTTCACAAAATTGGAGCATTTTATCCAGATGCTCCGGACTGGTACTAATTAATAACCGGTAAACCAAACTGCTAGGCCATAACCTAAAGCAATTCCGAAAACTATTACGATGAAGTAATCAATTAATGGTGTTTTCATTTTTCTCTCACTAAAAGTGCAAACAATAAAGTAAATGCAATCGTTTGCGTTGGATATTTGACAATTAAAAAAGCTGAGAATACTAAAAAGCCAATTAAAAATACAACAAAAATGATTAATAAAATATACTTAACAATTGATTTTAGAATTTCCATATTTCTCTTCCTTTTTTCTAATTAAATTTGACTGCATGAAGTAACTTTAAACCACTTTTTACATAAAAACAATACTTTTTTAATAAATATTTTGTAATTATTTAAAATTAAATGCTAAACTGTAATTTCTAAAGAAAGGAATTACATGAAACAACCTAGAAATTTTAATAAATTATTGTTGGAGTTTGGAACTGCCAAAGCTGTTGCCATCGATTTGGATGTATCGGTGCAATCAGTCTATATGTGGGCCAAGCTGGACCGAGTGCCTACTCGTTACTTAAAGAGGATTGAAGAATTAACGGAAGGCAGAATCAAGCCGGAAGATTTAAGGCCGGAACTAGCATTACCAAACTTTAATAACCCAAAACTTTACATGAACCCAATCAATCAAATCGAACAGGAAGATGAATAAAATGACTTATCACTCACCACTCTCAGCAAGCTCTTTACCACGAATTACACTCTGCCCAGCCTCATATCGCATGAGCATTGGCATCCCCAATAAATCCAATCCAGCAGCTGAACGAGGCACTCGGATTCACGAAATGGCTGAATTACTTGGAAAAGGCGAAGAAGTTATTACAGAAGATCAAGAAGGTTTAGAATGGGCCAATGCTTACCTTAATTATATTAGTGATTTTGTGAGTGGACATTATGAACTTGAAACAAACTTAACAGAGGCATTAAAGACTGTCCATCCTCTTTTGGGTGGAACTGCTGATGCTATTGTTTTCAACGATAATGAACTACATATTGTTGATCTAAAGACCGGCAGAGGTGTTGTAAAGACCAATTCTATTCAACTAAAAACCTATGCTTTAGGTGCTTGGATTTTACATGGTCAGCCAAATGTAACTATTTATTGCCACATCTTCCAGCCACATTATGCTCAGCAGCTGCCGGCACAATATTCTTATGATGACATGGTGGCATTTGAAATTGAATTAAAAGCACTTGCAGAAAAGGCTGAAGATCCATTCCAAGATCCGACACCAGGTTACGAGCAATGCAAGTATTGCCCAGCTCGAGTTACTTGTCCATCGATTAAAGATAAAGCAATTGAAGTGGCCAAGAATGAATTTAAGCCATCAGAGCATTTGGCTGATTTACCGGAACTACTTGATACTGCTGAAATGCTTGAAGGTTGGATTGAGGCAGTCAGAGAGGCTGCTAAGGACATAATGAATGGTGGTGGATTTGTAACTGGATGGTCAATGGCCAAGGGCAGAAAGATGCAGAAGATTAAGGATGCTAATGCAGTCGCTGAGCTGTTTAATAATAATCCGGCAATCTTTGAATTGAAATCCATTACTGCTCTTAAGAAGTCTGGCTTTGATGTGCCGGCTGATTTGATTGATGAAACCTTGTCAGCTCCATCATTAAAGAGGTCTAAATAATGAATATTATTTTTAGGGAGAATAGACGATAAAAATAATGCTAAACTAAATCCTTAAAGTAAAAAGCCATCACTCTCAATGATGGCTTTCTTTTCCTAAACTTTACTTCTCACCTATATGAATAATAACATAAATCTACAGCAAAAACCATCGATAACTGTTGATGGATATACCTATTACCTACCTAATCCAGATAGAATCCCACAGGTTTTAAAAGACATTCCAAGGTGGGTGACATGGAAGGCAGTCGCGAATAATGGCGATAAACCTCGGAAGGTTCTTTATGATCCAAACTTATTAGATCAGTATGGTAAGTCCAATGATCCGGATACCTGGTCATCTTTTGAGAAGGCATTAACCTCATTTGAGGAAGGCGATCGAGCTGGTATTGGCTTTGTTCTCAATAATGATGGCCTAGTCGGTGTGGACCTTGATAACTGCGTAGATGAGAAAGGAACAATCTCCCCAGAGGCAATCGACTTTCTTAAAAAGCTCCAGCCAAGTTACTGTGAGTATTCTCCAAGTCGCAAAGGTCTAAGGGCATTAGGATATGCAGAACCACTCACAAAGGGCATCAATGGCTCATTTAATACCCTCCAAGTGGAGATGTATTCAACCGGCAGATATTTAACTATTACTGGCGATGTGATCAAGGACAAGGGTATTCAAAAGATGCCGAACTTTAATAGTTTGGCCAATCAGATTAGTCCTCAAAAGGTGGTGGCAATTATTCCATCTCCGAATAGTGACGTTGAGTTTTATGTAGATACGAACAGAAATAATTATTTATTTAAGTTTGCATCGAAGGCAAGAAATGTTATTTCTAGCGAATACATATTACTACAGGCCATCTTGGAGGAGAATAATCGGGTATGTAAGCCACCACTTACAGAACATGAGATTAGGGCTACCATCTTAAAAACTGTCAGTAATTATGAATTTACTCCAGAGATTTCACTGCCTAATCAGGATTTTCAAGTAAATAGCGATGGCGAAGTAATCCAAGATATTGATTGCCTGCAATTTGATATTACTAATTTAGAAATAACGAAAAAAGGGCAGATTACCAATACAAACGATAATCTCTATGCTGCCTTAAATCAATTACAACTCAAGTACGATGAGTTTACCCAGCAGATTATGCTCTACGACAAAAACGATTTTAGGGCAATTCGTGAAACCGACTTTTTTAGTCTATCAATGCAATTAGAACGACATGGCTTTGCAACTCCATCTAAGTCAAATTTAATGGATTGTGTCTATAAAGTAGCTCACGATCAGCGATTTGATTCAGCGATTGAATGGGGTAATTCCCTCAAATGGGATGGCATTAAACGTATTGATCATTTATTTAGTACCTATTTTGGTGTCGAATCCTCAGCCAGAGAGATGGCTTATTCTCAATATTTTGCGACTGCAATGGCTGGCAGATTACTTGTGCCTGGCATTAAAGTGGACATGGCTATCGTTCTGATTGGCAAAGAAGGCATGAGGAAATCCTCAGCAGTTAATGCTTTAGCTCCGATACCAGATACTTATGCAGAGTTGAACTTTCACGATATTGATAATAAAGATAGCAAAATGTTACTTAATGGCAAGCTCATTGGCGAACTGGCAGAATTGCAAGGTTTAAGGTCCAAAGAAGCGAATATGATTAAGGCATGGGTAGTAAGGCAAGTTGAGGAATATCGGCCCCCATTCGCTAAATTAAATGTTCGCATTCCTAGACGATGTGCATTTATTGGCACAACCAATGATGATGAATTTCTCAGCGTTGGCGAAAATAATCGTAGGTGGCTGCCACTTGATGTAGTCAATCAAGCGGATATTGAGGCACTCATTGCCGATAGAACACAGATTTGGGCAGAGGCAATTCATACTTTTAAAGAGTCTGGAGTGCTGTTTAGGGATGCAGAAACGTATCAAAAAGAAGTAAACGACACCTACTCAGTTATTGATGAATCGCTCCAAGATAAGATTGAAGAGTATATTAAATTGAATTATCAGCAGTCATATAAAGTGTCTGAAATCTGCATGGGCATCCAAAGTAATCCATTTAATGCACCGACAAAAGGAGAGCAAATGACAGTAGCAAGAATGCTTAAACATCTTGGATTTGAGAAAAAACGCATTGGAACGACGAGAACTGTGGTGTGGCAAAAGCCTAAAAAGTGACACACCTATCAAAGGTGTGTCTTTTTTTAAACGAAATTAAGACACACCTCAATAAAAAATGACATACCTCAATGACACACCTTTTTAAAAAAAATTATTTTATGAATCAATACCTTGACATACCTGACATACCTTTTTTAATATTTATTATTATTTATATAAATATAGGTATTTATAGGTATATATACATATTTGGCACTATATAAGGAAATGGTAGGTGTGGTGTACCTAGTGTGTCACACCTAAAAATCACTTAAAACGGAGAAGAAAATGGATGATCGAGTTTATTGCAAAAATTGTGTGTCAATGCCGAATGAATTGGCCAATGGTGAATACAAAACTTGGAAAGGGCAATGCAAGGCTGGTGATCCTTGGTGGACTCCAGACTTAAAAAATCGATGCACCAAATATCAAGAAAAAAAAGTTGTTGTTGAAGAAATATTTTGGGATTAAATTTTGTTTCCCACAAAATAAAACTTTTGATATAAAATGAGTTATCTCGCGTTGAGATTTCTTTGCAAAGGAAAATTAAAAATGAATTACGGTAAACCAGCAAGTGGTGAAAAAATGCCAAAGGGTGTTGTTTCAAGCGATAAATCAGGTATGAAAAAAGGTTCAGAGTCTGGGCCAAACAGCACTAAAGGTACTAAAGGCGAATCAGGCGAAATGATTCCTAAAGGTGCAACGTCTAGCGATACATCTGGTGAGCGTAAAGCTAAACTAGTTGGTGGCGTTGCAATGGGCAAGGCTGATGGCATTGGTGCAAGAGATGCTAGTCACATGGGTAAAAACGATGGTATGTTAGGCGAAATGAAGGGTGGAAGCTCTGAAAAAGTAGTTTACAATCACAAGCGTATTGCTCATCCACAAGACTAAAAAAACAAAACCCCTAAAACTTTGTAGAGTGATTAGGGGTTTCTAACATCAAATAGGATAATTATTTAATGTCTGAAAATTATTTTAAAAGTAACTGCGGAAACTGTAAACATTTTAGCGAACCCAATAATATTTTAGGTTCATGTCGCAGATACCCTACTTATCAAAACAGGCATTCTACAGACCTCTGTGGTGAATATGCCCAGAGTTCAACATTTGGAGCATTGGACAACATTGTTCAAGAAGTAACCAAAGAATCCATTCAAGCTGAAGTGGCTGCAATGAAACCCAAAGCAGGAAGGCCCAAAAGAAATGTTGCTTAAACCTTTACACGATAAAATTGTAGTCAAACCCATTGAACGAGTTAAATCGTCTTTGATTCATGTGATTATGGATGAGAAAGACAATATGGGAACTGTGGTCGCAGTCGGACCAGGCAAGAAATTACCCAATGGCAGACGTGAAGAAATGCCGGTTTTAGTCGGATCATTCGTCAGATTTGGCACAATGGGCAAAGACGAATATTTAAAATATACTGAATACTTTGAAAACAATGAGCGTTATCTGGTCATGAGTTGGGCTGATATTTGCTTTGAACAGGAGAATGTAAATGCCATTAATTAAATCTAAATCAGAAAAAGTTGTGCCTAAAAACATCAAAAAAGAGATAGAAGCAGGTAAACCACAGAAACAAGCAGTAGCAATAGCACTTAATGTACAACGTGAAGCAAAGAAAGGTAAAAAGAAATGATTATCAATTTTCACATCGATCAAATTAATGAAATGATGAAGTATTTGGATGAAGTGCCACACAAATATGCAAGGGGACTCATTGAATACATTCAAGCTCATGTTAATAAACAAGTAACACCGAAGCCTCCACAACCTCAAAATGTTGAGGAAAAACAAGAGTCTACAACGGATGAAATTCAAGTTAAATTTGCTCCGGCTGATGAAGAAAAACAACCATAAAGTTTTTTTAAAATCAAAATGATAGACGAAAATACGAATAACTCCAAAGGTGGCCAACCTGGTAATAAAAACCAGAGTAAAAATAAACCATTTTTAGATGCGCTCAGACGATCTATTGCACAAAACCCGCATAAATTAAGAGCTGCTGCTGACAAGGTTGTTGATAAAGCTGAAGAAGGAGATCCATGGGCAGTATCTTTTTTAGCAGATAGATTAGATGGGAAAGCCACACAATCCACAGACATTACCACCGATGGAGAGTCTGTTAATAGCATTCAAGTGATGTTCGTAAAGCCAAATGAGTGACGTTGATGGAGCAATTGCCAAGGCTGAATTCCCATTTAAGATGTCGACCTTGTTCGACAAATCGCGTTATAAGGTTTACTGGGGTGGACGTGGTGCAGGAAAATCCCATTCAGTAGCTAAAGCATTACTTATTTTAGGTGCTAAGTCACCTATTCGCATTTTATGTGCCAGGGAATACATGACATCGATGCGTGATTCGGTGCATAAATTACTAAGTGATCAGATTGAATTGTTGGGATTGGAATCCTTTTATGAAATTTTACAAGCCAATATCAAGGGCAAGAATGGTACAGAGTTTAGTTTTGTAGGCCTGAAAAACAATACTGCCAATATCAAATCTTACGAAGGTGTGGACTATTGCTGGATAGAGGAAGCACAGTCTGTGACCAAATCCTCATGGAATATATTGATTCCAACCATTCGTAAAGAAAACTCTGAAATATGGGTTTCATTCAATCCAGAGCTGGAAACCGATGAAACTTATCAGCGTTTTGTGATGCATCCACCTGAGAACGCAATTATCCAAAAGATTAATTGGTCCGATAATCCTTGGTTTCCGGAAACTTTGAATCTTGAGCGCATCTCACTCAAGAATCGTGATCCTGAATCCTACAATACAGTCTGGGAAGGAATGTGCCGAGTTACTGTTGATGGTGCTATTTTTGCCAAGGAGATGCAACAGGCTGAGATGGATAACCGAATCACTAGAGTGCCATACGATGCCATTAAGCCAGTTCATGCAGTCTTTGACCTTGGCTGGGCTGATCATACTGCCATTTGGTTTGTGCAGTTTATTGGTTTAGAAATCCGATTAATTCGATATATGCAGGCCAATCAACAGACGATTAGTTGGTATTTGGCTGAGATGCAAAAGTTTGGTTATCACTTTGATACGCTGTGGCTGCCACATGATGCAGCTGCTAAAAGTTTAGGCTCAGGGCGATCGATTGAGGAAATTGTGCGTAGTGCTGGGTACAAAGTTCAGATATTGCCAAGAGTGCCGGTGACTGACTCCATCAACGCAGCCAGAACTATTTTTAATAAATGCGTGTTTGATCGTGAGAACTGTGGCGATGGCCTGCAATGTCTTAGACA